GGATCCGCTCTCATTCACGGGCACGCCGGGCGAGATCGTGGGGCGGGGCGTATGAGCTCGGACCGCATTCGCAAGCTCTCCTTCAGCTCGGAGCAGGCCGTCGTGCAGCGCTGGTTCGGTGGCGAGATCCTCGATCACTCGCCGAGCTCGGTGCGGATGGATTTCATCAACTCCGGCCGCGCTCCGCTGCTCCTGAATCATGACAGCTATTCGCAGCCGATCGGCGTCATCGAAGCGAAGTCGGTGGCGATCGGCAAGGACAAGGTCGGTCGCGCAAGCGTCCGGTTCGGGCGTACCGGTGATGCAGTCGATGCGCTGACTAATGTCGATGATGGAATCCTCGCCAATACGTCCGTCGGCTACAAAGTCCACGAGATGCGCTTCGACAGCGAGCAGAACGGCGAGGAGACCTATCGGGTGATTGATTGGGAACCGTACGAAGTCAGTCTCGTCGGTGTCCCTGCAGACCGCTCCGTCGGGATCGGTCGCGGAAACGACGTGGCTGGCGCTACTCAACGAGGTGTTCAGATGAGCGAAACGGAAGCCGGTGCGGCAGGCAGTGCGGCCGCGGGGGGCAGTGGGGCCGATGCAGCGCGTGCCGCAGCGGCAGCCGAGGCGACTCGACTCGCCAATGGCGGGGCCGATGCGCAGGCGCGTATCGAGGTCGTGCGACACGAGCAGCAGCAACGGTCCGCTGCGGAGCTCGAGAAAGCTCGCGTCAAGGTGATCGATACGCTGTGTAAGGCGAACAAGATCGACGATCGCCTGCGGACGATGTGGATCACAAGCGGCGCGGATGTGGAGAAGGTCGCGGACGACATTCTCAACATCGTGAAGACGCGTGGCGACGTGAAACCGACGAGCGCAGCGGAACTCGGGCTCAGCGAGCAGGAGACCGAACGGTTCTCGCTCTGCAAGGCGATTCTCGCGGTGCGTGATAAGGACTGGTCGAATGCGGGATTCGAGGCCGAGTGTTCGCGCGCCATCGCGAACAAGCTCGGCAAGCCGCTCGACCCGATGCGCTTCTACGTGCCTTACGAGGTGCAGCAGCGGCGCAGTGTCAGCCCGGCGGCTCTGCAGATGCACGCGCGCAGCCGCATGGCTGGCGCGACGGACTGGTCACGCATCGAAGGCGTAAATCAGCACCTGACGCGCGCCGACGTTGTCGGTACGACCACGGCGGGCGGCTACCTGGTCGAGACGATCAACCTGTCCTTCATCGAGCTCCTGCGTAACAGGACGGTACTGTTCCGCCTAGGTGCGACGGTACTCTCGGGCCTCGTCGGCAACGTGAACATCCCGAAGCAGACAGGCGCTGCAACGGCGATGTGGCTCTCGTCCGAGACCACGCAGATCACGGAAGTCGAGCAGACCTTCGGGCAGCTGGCCTTCTCGCCGCATACGGTCGGCGGCTACACCGAGATCAGCCGACTGCTGCTCCTGCAGTCATCCCCGGACATCGAAGGCATCGTGAACGCGGACCTCGCGGCGATCGTCGGCATCGCCGTCGACCTCGCGGGCCTGAACGGCTCGGGCGCCTCGGGCCAGCCGCACGGCGTCATCGGCCTCGCGGGCGTCGGCACGGGCACGGGCACGACGATTGGATTGGGGGGACTGCTCACCGCGCAGGCTTCCGTCGGAGCGGCGAATGTCGTACCGGTACGCGGTGGTTGGGCGAGCACCTTCACGGTGTCCTCGCTTCTGCGTCAGCGTGTCGAGTTCACCAACACGTATTCGCCACTCTGGTACGGCTCGATATGGGATGGCGTCATGGTCGGGTATCCGGCGCTGGCGTCGAACCAGATCCCAAGCGGTGATCTCATCTTCGGCGATTGGGCGCAGATCGTCGTCGCCGAATGGGGCGTGCTCGAGGTCGAGGTGAATCCGTACGCGAACTTCCAGGCCGGAATCATCGGCGTGCGGGCCATCATGACGGTCGATATCGGCGTGCGGTATCCCGGCGCCTTCTACGTCACGACCGCCGTCACCTGATCATTTCCAGCAACCACAACCATGCGACTCCGCACGGCCGCCTTCGGGGCGGCCGCGGAGTTTCTGGAGGACTGAAACGTGCCATTAACACCGGACAGTTTCCGCGGCAGCGACCCGCGCGCGCAGGTTTTCGTGAGGGCATTGACCGGCTTCTACGTCGGCCGGGATCGCGATCCCATAGAGGCGGGTGCCGTCGTACAGGTTCCCTGGTCGGTCGCGACGATGCTGATCCATTCGAACAAAGCCGAACGCTGCGAGGGGCCTGCGCGCCCCGCGCCGCGTTCGACTCCCGAACCCGAGGCGAAGGCCTCACAGAGTGAGGCGAAGGCCTCGAAGGAGAAAGTAAGCCGTGAGTAATTTCGAAAAACCCGCTCGGGTGGGTTGGGTTCACCCGAAGAACGCCCCAGGCATGAACGCCAAGGAAGCGACGCTTGAGGCCGGCGCCGGCAACATTACCGCCGAGCCGCCAGCTCTCGTCGAGGTACCGAATCCTCGACCGAGCGTCAACCAGGCGGACTATCCGACGCCGCGCGATTCCGGCCAGATGGCGGATGGGGAGACTGGCGGCAACTACGCCGATCTCACGCCTCCCTATGCGCCATTGCCGATTCCGGCCGGTGGGCGGCCGCCCGATGCGGTCGACGAAGAGGAGTAAGCCCTCATGACAGACGCAAGACGGCTTGACGATTGTCAAGCCGCAGCGCTCCTGTTTCCCGTCAGTGCTGCGAATACGGCGGCCGCGACCTCGGGTGCGGGGCTCTGGCTCGACATTTCGAATTTCGTGGGCCAGGTGCTGGTCACTCAGTTGGTCGGCCTCTTGACCGGCACGCCCGGCTCTTTCGCCGGCCAGCTGCAGTGCGCGTCTGACGTGAACGGAACGGGCGCCGTGAACATCACGGGCGCCACGTTCACGTCGATCATCCTGAACAATCCAGGAGCGCTCGCAAGCCAGATCTATGCGATCGACGCTGCTCAGTGCGCCTCCGGCAAGAGCTTCATCGGCTATGTCGGCACAGTGACGGGCTTCACGGCGGTCCTGGTGGGGGTGAGCGCGAGCGGCAGGAAACGCAGCAACTGATCGGCCGCCATGGCCTTTCAGGAAGATCTGACGCCGTTCTTTTCCGACTTCACCGTAACGGCACAGGTCGATGACCGTTCAGCATCCGTGATCCTGAGTGAACCGGATCAGGAGGTGCTGAACGGTCGCGTCGTGAGCACGCATTACACCATGACCTTCCGGACGGTCGACTTCCCCGATCTCGACTATGGCGACCAGGTGGTGATCGGCACGGTGAATTACAACGTGCAGGTCGTGAACAAGGAAGGCGATGGGGCAGTGAGCATGGCGATCCTGCAGCGCGTATGACGGTCGGAACGACGACGCTCAATGAACAACAGCTCGCGCGCATTGCGACGCTGCTTCAGCCGATAGCGAACGCCGCGGTCTACCGCTCGCGCGAGGCAGCGCTCGCGCGCGCCGAGGGCATCGCGATTCTCATTAGGCCGGAAGAGGACCTCGTCGACAACATCGCGCGCGATGTGGTCTTTCGCAGCTTCCGCGTGCTGATCACCGTGATCGCTCGAGGCGATATCCCCGACCAGGTTGCAGACCCGGCGCGGCTCGCCGTGAACGCGACGCTGCTGGCTGACCAGACCCTCGGCGGCCTTTCGGCGCGTGTTTTCGAAGAGGAAACGAAGTGGGATTTCGAGGTCGCCGACCAGAACGCGGTCGCGGCCGTCATGCGGTTTCGGATTCGTTACGCCACGCGCGCAGCAGACTTGTCCGCGCAGGCGCCTTTTGCACTCTAGGAGAACACTTCCATGATTGTTTTCGGCACTGGGTATCTCTACGGCGTACCGCTCACTACGGCGTCCGGCGCCGCGGTGGCGAACCCGACACCGGCGCAGCTTGCGGTCATGCAGGAAGTAGCCGGCGATATGTCCTTCGACGAAAAGCTGCTCTATGGTCAATACCAGTTCCCGGTCGCCTTCGGCCGCGGCAAGGGCAAGTTCTCCTTCAAGGCGAAGGCCGCGAATTTCTCGGGCGCAGCGCTCGGCTCGCTCTTCTTTGGCTTGACGGTGAGTGCGGGCATTCAGGCGACGGCCGACAGCGAATCGCACGCGTTCGCGACCACCGTCACGATCGCGCCGCCGAATTCCGGGACATACGTGACGGACCTCGGCGCGGTATATGCCTCGACGGGCATTGCCCTGACACGCGTCGCATCGGGGCCTACGGTCGGCCAGTATTCGGTCAACGTCGCAACGGGCGTCTATACGTTCAACGTCGGCGACACCGGCAATGTGTTGATCTCCTACGAGTACACCGCGACGAGCACGACGGCCTCGAAGATCTTGGTATCGAATCAACTCATGGGATATGCGCCGACGTTCTATGCGGAGCTCTCGCTGCCTTACAACGGCCACCAGCTCAACATTCACCTGAATAACTGCCTCTCCTCGAAGCTCACTTTGCCGTTCAAGAATGAGGATTTCTCGATCCAGGAATTCGACTTCATGGCGATTGCCGACGCCGCGAACAATATCGGCACGTACAGCATCAACTAAAGCGGGGGACCGATGGAGATCCGCGAGATCACGATCGAGGACGCCGAAGGCAAGAGCGTCACATTCAAGATCGCACCGACGCCGATCATCAAGCTGGTCGACGCGCGGCGTATCTTCGAGGCCGGGGCGCTCGATACTCAAGAAGGTATGTCGGCACTCGTCGCGGCGATCTTCTGGGGAGCGCGCCGAGCGAAGTCGCAGATCACGCTCGAGTGGCTGCAGGACAATATCGACGCACACAA